GAATCATAAAGATTATCTTCCATTGCTTCTTCAGTAATCGCAAATCCCATTGCAATGGTTTCGTGGTTGTAACGAGCCGTGAATGATTCTTGGGCGTTATCATAGCTGATAGCCGACCCTTCATCTTTCACTGGAGCAGCATTAAAGCCACTTAATTTGACTTCTTCTTCAAACGATCTGTCCGAAGATTCAGTCTCATAAATGTCTTCATGCTCATTCTCATACTTGGCGTACTCTAATCCGAATAACGCATTCAGTCCCGGCAGAAGTTCTTTTAGTAGCTGTGCTCTTGAAATAGCCATTTACTAATCTCCTTATAGTCCTGTTGTGTTAACGTAAAGGTGCCCAACATTAAACTTACAGATAACATCTGTATAAGTATCCCCAACAGCCGAGTTCGGACCATCGACAAAATCGATGATACGAAGTGGTAGCGTGTTGGTTGTAGCTGTAGTAGATATATCTACAGTATTCTTGCTGGTACCAATAGAAGTAGAGCCTGCTGTTTGGGTAACCGCGCAATTACTTCCCAAAACAGTCTGTGCGGCAGTGCCGTCACATTGCATTTGGAAAAGAATATTGGGGTCATCCATAACATAAGCCACAGCATCCGAAGCCGTTGTATCAGCAATCCACTGCTGGTTGAATGTCAAGTTCTTGGAATTTGGGTCGGTGTATTTACATCCGACAAAAATACCTACAGGGGTCATAGAAGTAGTACCTTCGTCTTTTTCAACGGTACCGGCAGCTACTAATTTAACAAAGTCACCATAAAAAATAGCAGTGTCGTAAGCACTTGCGATTTTAATATGACGAACTTTCCCTGTGAAAGAACCATTACAACTCAGTCCAGCTTGTGGCATAGCGCCATAAGGCGTTGCACTACTAGGCATAACTGTGCTCCTTAGTCACAAAGTTAAAATTTATAACCACAAGAATTATTTCTTGCGATTACTCCCGAAAGAAACCCTTGTTTGCCTTTCCGGTTTCATCATAGGCATTCTGGGGTCATTCTCTCTCAGGTAATTATTGTCTATGCCATCCATCTGTTGATCAGCAGCGTCTTGATAATAATCTCTACGTTGATTCACAACTTCTTCTGGGCATTTACACAATAACAACCCTCCAACTTCAACTGCTCCTTCCTGTGCCCAACGCGAGTTTTCATCAGACAGAATTTTCAATTCTGGATGATCCTCGGCCTTGATGGGTTCCCACCCCTCTCGAAACCTACTGGATACATTGGTGTTATCAGGTTGACCTACCATACTGGTACGAATCCATCTAAACACCCAACCATCTCTTGGTTCAGGGTCAGGTAGAACATTTGGTGGAGACCACGATTTTTTCCGCTCTGTGGTTTCACGGATTTCCTCCCTTCGGGGGGTGCGCTCTTCAGACATTGTTCATATCCTTTATTAGTTGATTAGCATATTGCTTTGGTGTCAACCCAAGCCTCTTTGCGAGGGAAACTTGGGTAGCCGTTAACTGCACTTTGCGTGGTCTTGCACTATTATTGCGTGTAGCTGGTGCTACCACGGAACTCTGAGATGTCGTAGTAGGTGGCTGTCCCTTTTCCATCCCAAAGTAATCAGGAAATACTTCCTTCATGCGTTTGTCAATCCTTTTATAATAATCTTCCGATTTTGGATCAACATTTTCTTGTCTAACCAGTTTCTCATGGATTCCATAAGCAAAACTGGTCATTTCGGGATCGCTCCCAAACCATTGATTTTTGGCCTGCCAAGCAACCGCTTCCTCATCTGGAGTCGGAACCTGTGGCCGTTGTTGTTGCTGTTGAGCATATTGCTGTTGAGCATATTGCTGTTGCGCGTACTGCTGTTCAGCCATTTGAGCATCGTAAACTGCTGCATCACTGTATTGCTCTGCACTTGCCGAGTCCATTGTTGCTCTGGTCAGTGCCTCCTGTGCCTTAACCATTTCTTCGGTATTGCCCTGCTCGTAAGCCTCTTTGTATTTTTGCTGTGCTGCTTGGGTAGCAAATGCTGCTCTTTCTTCAGCCTGTCTCCCCAAATATTGCTGACCATCTGAAACCAATTGGTTTAGGCGATCATTCTCAGATTTAACACGCTGGGCATAATTAATTGCTTCATCACGCAATTTCGCAGACTGTTCCTTCGCTCTACGCTCCTGATGAAAGTCATATTTGAGTTTGTCAATACGCTGTTTTGCCCTCTTGCCTACTCCGGCAATTTCCTGATCAACAGACTCGTAATTGGTTTTATCTTTCTGAGGTTTGGCTCTTTTGTCTTCCTTGGGAGTATCATCGACAACTTCAATATCAACATCCGACTGATCTTCTACATCTTCATCAGGCTTGGCAACAATCTGTGATTTAATTCCCAAAAACTTCTCTTCGGAACTCATACCCGTATCTTCTTGTGTTATTTGTTCTGCTTCACTCATACTTTTTCTATTCCCCTTGGATCATCGACCACCGCCTCAACATTGTCGTCATTGATGATACGAAGCTCCTTGCCATGAATCTTGATGCGCGTACCACTGAAAGCACGAAACAAGACAAAATCTCCAACCTGACACCAAGGTCCGGTTGGAAACCTTGTTTCATCCTTGTAGCAGTCAGGTCCCATTTTCATAACGAAGCCGACTATACTGGAGACTTCCTCATAGTGCAGGGTTTCCTGCGCCTTGAGAATGCCGCCTTCAGTCTTTTCTTCCTTATCAGGGATTGCAATTAGGATTCGATAGCCAGTAGGCTCTGGCAACTGGGTTGCCTGTTTCTGTTCAATATTGTCATCAATATTAAGAGCGGTTTCCATTGATCCTCTCTTTGCGCGAAAATAAAAAGGGTTTCGCGTTCCCTTGTTTTAAATCCAGCATCTGCTGAATTAGAGTCGCTCCAATTCTTCGATTATATCCAAGAGTTCGCGCTCTGCGAGGGCTAGTCCCTCGATTACGCCTGTTTGATGTTTGTATTCATCAAAGTCAGCGCAACTTCCAGTAGCGATATTATCAGCCCTGTCATTCATCAGGTCTCGCAATTTCGACTTAAATTTGTCGATTAACGAATCGCCAGTAAAATCACTTCTCGCCATTATTATTACCAGATGTTATATCAGATGCAAGCCTTGATGCAATCTCTGCGGCTTTTATTGCCTCTTCACTGGTTATCTTGTTTCCTTCAGTCTTCGCTTCAATTATGTCACTGATAAGCCTTTGCTCCAATCCCGACTCAGCTATTGTCTCTTGCGACTTAATCCTCTCAATCTCAATAGCATCCTTGACTTGGGATTTCTGTATATCAACCTGAGCCTTAATCTGATCGGCCTGTGCCTTGCGTTGCACTTCGGCTTCCTTAATATCCAATTCACGCTGCTTTGCTTGAATCAACGGGTCTTCCAATTGTTCCTGAATCCTTTGTTGTTGCGCTTCCATTTGATGTTTCTGCAACAATCTCTCGGCTGCCTCTGCGACCAATGTGGAGAGTCGTTTTTCAATAGTTTCAGGTAAAGGCTCGCCCAATGGCGGTAATTCTGTGCCCAATTCCTGCTCAATCTCGGCTCTATACTGGAAGGCCAGATGCTCGCGGATATGCGATTCAACTGCTGCCTGCAATACTTTCATGCCTTGAGGGTTATTTTGACCCATTTGCGCCAACTCAGGGTCTTCCATTGCGGTCATGTGTATAGTAATGTGCGCTTCCTGATCCTGATACTCAAACGCCTTGACTGGTCTGCCATTCATCATATCCATGTTCTCGGTAACAGGATCGGTTGGTACCGCCTCATCGTCAGGCGGAATAATCTTGTCGGCATTACGAATACCCAAGGTATCCAACATTTGCCTGTGCAATTCCGGCAGGTTATACATTTCTGGCGATTGCTGTGCCAGTTGCAACGCAGCCTGATATTGCATGATCCGTTGTGCCATTGTCGCTGAATTGGGATCAGAAACAGGCATCACATCGATGCGGTCATCAAAGTCTTCCACCTTGATGCCTGCCTCTGGTTCAACCTCATAGGGGTATTCAGGTGAAGTAAAGTCCTTGATCACATTGACCAAGATGTTAAATTCCTGTCGCATTGAAGCATGAAGCCTAGCTTGGATTGCACTCATTACTTTCATGGTGCGCTCCAGAATAGCCAATGTGGTCCCCACTGGTGCTTCCTGTTTCATATCACTTACATTAAGATCGGAAGCACTGGTAAAGCGTCTGCCTTCCTCAACAATGTTGCTTAATAACTGGTACAGAACTGTTGATGGTTCCTTGTAGGGCAGGAACGAAATATTGTCCCTGATTGCCCCACCGGGAACATCAACGTCCCGAAACTCACCCGGCATGATGGGGGTGTCATCACCTTTAATCCTCAGTCCTCTGGACTTCAGACCACCGGGAAGATTCGATAAAGTACCTGCATCCACCAATTGTCTTAACAAAGAGGTGGCTGATTTTGCCAATCCGCCAATCAAATGCACCAGCCCAAACCCATAAAACCCGATTCCGGGCAAATATTGGTAGTGTGCAAAATGCTGGCGCATCATTCTGTTGCCGTCTTCTTGATACCAGTTTCTGCGAACCGAGAGTACAATCTTGCTGGAAAGATCGATGGTCACGACATAAGGCAAAGCAATGCCTGTATGTTTTCCAGTCTCATCGGTATCTTCAAATCCCTCAAGGTCTATATTGACCATCATTTCCAACAGCGTATAGCGATTATCAAAGTCATACGAGGACCTGTCTCCTGTCAGCTCATCGTATTTCTTCCTGATGTCGTCAGGATCAGGGGAAGCCTCAGGGAGTTCAACATCCCGATAAAACCCAGATACCTGTAATTTACGCACATCATTGGCATTTTTCTTCATCACATGGGTAG